TGCATCTAGTCTTGCGTTAGCTACTGTGCCAGTAAGCTGTGCTGCATCAATGCTTTTATTTGTAAGAGTTTGTGTAGCAATTGTACCTACAAGTTCCTGATTGCCACCTGCAGGTAATGTAAGTGTGTTAGTTACAGATGCAGAGTGTGGCTGTGGTTGAACTGTCTGTGCGTGTGCGTTACTGCTTTCACAATAAAACTTAACCTGTGAACGTGTCCCAGTGCCAGTACGAATATCTACAAGACCATCTGATATAGTAACACCGCCACTAGAGCCATTACCATCGAGGTTAACTTTACCAGAACCGTTAGGTAGTATATCAATATTTCTATTGGAACTAGAAACAATGTCTCTTGCTAAAACGTCTAAGTCACCACCTAGTTCTGGTGAGGTATCATCTACAACTGCACTGATGCCACTTGATGCTGCCACAACAGCAGATACAGGAACCTTACGTAAAGCGGTAGCTGAGTTATCATACATTAATAATAAATCATTAGAGGCATCAACAGTTGATTCTGCTGTTTGACCAGTAATAACGGTAGAGTCTACGTTTAAAGTAGCTGAACCTGAAGTAGCACCACCTGAAAGACCATCACCCGCAACAACTGCAGTAATGTCACCTGTGGGAATAGCAGCAACTTCAGCATCTACGTAGGCTTTGATTGACTGCTGTGATGCTACCTTAGTAGCACTGTTAGAAGCCATGTTATCTTCGTCTAAGAAAGCTGTACCACTGATGCCTGTATTTAGTATAGGACTGGTAAGGGTTTTGTTAGTTAGCGTCTGTGACCCTGTTAGAGTGGCTACAGTGCTGTCAATAGCAAAAGTAACAGTCTGAGAAGAACCTGTAGTATCAATACCAGTACCACCTGTAAAGGTAAGCGACTGACTATCTAAGTCTACATTCTGTGCGCCACCGCTATCACCTGCAAAGTCTAAGTCCTGTGCAGTTACTTGACTATCTACATATGCCTTAATAGACTGTTGTGTAGCAAGTTTAGTGGCACTGTTAGATGCCATATCGTCTTCATCTTTAATGCCTGTTACGGTAGCACCATCACCTGCAATGTTAATACTAGTGTTAGCAACAACAGTTGTACCAGTAACAGCGGCAGCAGTGCTACCACCAATTACTGTACCATCTACTGTGCCACCATTGATGTCTGCTGTATCTGCTACAAGTGCATCAATGTTTGCTGTACCATCAAGATACAAGTCTTTCCACTCTGCACCAGTACTACCAATGTCACGAGTATTGTCAGCGTCTGGAATTAAGTCTGCACCAAGTGTACCAGATACAATTACATTACCAGATAGCGTCATAGTACCTGCAATGTTAGCGGCACCAGCTACGTGTAAATCTTTAAACTTCTTAGAACTAGAACCTAAGTCAATATCGTTAGTAGTTGTTGGTTCAATTACACCATCTTTAAAAACTAACTGTTCAGTACTTGTACCACTTACATCAACGGATACTTCTACTTGGTTATTAGTATCATCTACTACAACTTTATTTTTAGGTGCAACAACACCGGGGTCTCCAATCAAACCAATGACCGGACCTTCAGCAGCAGTACCATCGTGTTTATGACCTGACGTGTTTACAAATGCAGCTAGTAGCTGATTGTATTCGTTATTACTGTCGGCTGCTTCAATAATATCACCGTCAGCATAACTGGATTGTCTGGTATAACCTGCCATTTATTATCTCCTTGCGTCAGCCTGAAACTCTAGCTGAAATCCTTTTAATGAATATGGGGCTGATGTGCCTCTATCGTTAACTCGTAATGCTATAGCAAAACCAGAGCCTTCAATTGGCTGTCGTATGAGTGGGTTAGACTGTCCACCATATGTTGCTACGCCATATGAAGAAGAACCATACACAGCTACAGAAGTAGTAGTGTCAAATGGATAAGCTGCTGGACGTGCTACATTAGGTGACTCATAGTCATATCTTACAAATAAATCTGCACTAACGGCTGCTTCTGGCGCGTAGTTAATAATAACCCTGTCAAATGATTTGCGTATACCCGCATCACCCATAGTTAAATCAGGTGAACGGTACTTACCTGTAACAACATTACCATCAAAGTCATTGCCTTGTTCTTGACGATATATATAACCATCAAAGTCACCATGAATAACAATACTAGAACCAGCAACAACTACATTATCTGTACTGCTAGAGCGTATACCTTTAATGTCCGCAAACTCATAAACGTCCCCCTTACGTACGCAGATTACTCCTGTTGTAGTAGAGCGTGGCGTATTCGCATTAGAAAAGAATATACGGTACTGCGTCTTGTCGGGTATAACTACACTATCAAATTCATCTACGTCAGATAGTCCTTCAAATCTTTCTTGTACAGCACGACTAATTGTTCCAAGTTCTACATCACCAATCTTTGCAGTACCAGCAACAGTACGTAATCCATCAGGACCAAGGAATACAATGTCACCTGCAAATTCTTGAATGGTAAATCCGTTAAGGCATCCTATCTCTCTGGTAACAGGTTGTAGCTGAAAGTCTGCAATGCTACTACCAACCAGTTTAAAAATTCTTTCTTCACAAAAGATAAATAACTGGTCACGAAAAGGAAACAAACCTGTTATATTACTGTCTACCGATATAGAACCAGCACCATTAGCTGTACTAAAATCTGTGTCTGTGTATGGTGCGGTAAATACTAACTCCTGTGGAGTAGAAGACATACCAGCAAAGAACAGCGCATTTTTAAAACCAGTTACAAACTTAGGATTAGATGGTGCGCCTGTACCATTAATGTCTGTAATAGTACTGTTGTCATACTTAGATGCATGATTAGCACCATCAGCCCATACTATAAATTCTGTACCTGCTAGGGTGTACCTAAAGAATGTATATCTACCTGCGCCTGTTCTACCTGCATCAATTTCTGACCAAGCACCACTACCTGTTGCACCCTTATGTATCTTACGCCCACGTGCTGCAAGGATGTTACCTTTAAAGTACGCAGACATTAATATAGACTCACTAGCACTCTGGTCTTGTGGAACAATATTAGTATTCCACTTTGCATACCCTGAGATACGTCTGTACCCACCTGTAGTGGCAGGTTCAAAGTTCTCTAGTTCAAGTGCCATCCCCGGTTGCATTGCAAAGGTTGATTGGTCAAGAACTAGACCACCTTGACATGCAAACACAAAAGGATTAAGGCCAGATTCATCTGCCATTTAAACCTCTAAAATCCACCCGCACCAGCACCGTACTTTTGTGAGTAGGGAATATATGTAGACCTAACATAATCAGCGCGATTAAGTAGGATTGTTTGCATCTGCTTGATGCCTTCTTCAAATCGAGAAAAGTTAATTCCATACTGCTGTGCTTCACCACGGTACTGATAAGCATATGCAGTAGCACCATCAACGATTACTTGTCTGTATTGTTCTGGTACTAGCGGTACATCCCCATGTGCAGATAAAGCTGTAGGTTTTTTATAGTATTCAAACTTTAAAGTATATGCCTTATTAGGATAAGGGTACATACCATAATTATTATCTGGTGAACGAAATACGTAATTAGGAACCGCACCCACATTCGATGTAGTCTCTTGTTCAATATATTTTTGAGTGTATTCTTTATAGTCTAAAATCCGTAAGGTAATACCGGCTACCGCAAGGGCATCGTCTTTACTAATTCTAAAAGTATCGTAGTCTACTGATTGTGCATCTGCAGGAATAGTGTATCTTGTTTGACCTGCTACCAATACTTGAGTAGTAGTAGCATGGGTAAAGGGCCAACCAAATTCACGTTGATTAATATAATTTATAGAGTCATTTACGGCATTCTTACACTGCACCTGAAAGCCTCTAGCCGCAGTGAAGTTAGCAGATGTTAGCGCTACTTCATTCATACGTGCTATGACTTCGTTAGTAATGTCAAGATAGGTATATGCCATTTTATATCCTTAATAAAGAAGAAGTAAAGGGGCAAGTTGCCCTGCCCCAATACTATGTTATTTAAGCAAAGTCACGTGCTACTTCTTGAGCAGTCAAATCACCTTCGTCATTACAATCCATGATGACAGCCCAGATACGGAGTTTACCCGTAGTCACTGCACCACCTGAAAGTGTAACAAGTTTAAG